GAGACTCGCGCGGGTTCTCGGCCGTCCGCCTGGAACGGTAATGAATTGGACGCGCGACCGCTACACCGTGCCCCCCGACGTGTCCGCGTGGCTCGCGCGGCGGCTGGAGGCGCACAGGCAGGCGATGCGGGATGACCCGCCGCCGGTGCAAAAATAATCGCGGATGACTGCATTTTGCCGTTGACTGCGAGGGTGGATGACGGCATAGTGTCGTTATCAGCAAGGGAGACACGACGATGAGCACTTACGAAATGATCAAGGCTCTGCCAGGCAAGACCACCAACTGGCGCAACCTTGTTGACGCTCTCAGTGCAAACTACGTGAGCGCGTATGCCTCCCGATATGGCGCGGCACCCTACGCCCCGACCACTACCGACGAATGGGCCAACGCCCGCACGGTTCGGGATCTGCGTTACGCCGCGATGTGCGCTGCCAACGCTTACGTTGGTTTTGTATCTCAGCAATCCAACTTCATCCCCCCCTCGCCTGAAACGCTGGCGTGCGGTGGTTTCCTTGGCGGCGAAACTGTTGTGTGGACAGACCGTGACGCTGAGACGGCCGCAGTCGAAACGGTGGCGCACATCATCGAGGCAAACGCCTAACCCCACCCCACCCCACCAACCCCGCCCAGCCCCAAGCTGCGGCGGGGTTTTCTGCGCCCGCGTAGGACGCCGCCACAGCCCGTCGCGCGCCTGGGGGCTACCCCACCACCCGCCGACGCTTAAAACGCCCTGGCGCCCGGCTGGAGGGGCGCGGCGTGGGGTGTCACGCATCGTCGCCCCCCAGCATCGCGGCGCTACCGCCGGCAAGCGCCTCGCCCACCTGCTCCACTACTTCCGCGCATGCAGCCTCCAGCACACCGTCGCTGCCGTGCGCAGCGTGGGAGGGCGCCAACTGCCACCCTGTTTCACGCATGCACGCGTGGGCGGCTTCCAGCAGCTTCCGATCAACAACCACTTGCCCCGTCCCCGCCAACAACTCCCGCGCGAGGGCGATGCGGTCGGATTGCGACAACCCAAGCAATGCGTCGGCGGTAAACCTGTCGCCTATTGCCTCACGCCACCCCATCGCCACCCCCGCTATTCCCGTTTGGACAGAACGCACGCGCGCGGGGGTTTGGGGTGGGCGGGACACGGGACACCGCCTCAAATGTCCCGTCCCCCGTTCCATCGGGACACAGGGGGGACATCCCCCTAAAGGGGGATGTCTCCCCCCCCCCATGTCCCGATTTGGGGACACGCCGCAAAACCCCCATGTCCCGTTTGATGTCCCGGTTCATGTCCCGCCTTCCGTGTAGCTGATAATCCACACTCGCCCCTCGGCCATGCCCACGATGCGCTGCTCCACCAACCACTGCGAAGCCCGGCCGAATGCCTTCTTCCGCGTGTCCTGCTCGCCCGGCGTGGCGTCGTAGAACCGATCCCGCCACCACTTTTCGGGGATGCTGGGATACCCACTTGGCACCCCCCGTTCCCCGGTTCGGCCGTTTGCACCGATAACATGGCACAGCACCTCAAGCGCCCGCTTGCTATGCCCCTCCACCTTCTTCCGCGCGGGAATAGCGGTCTGCCCCTCATGCTCCACCACGCACGTAGTCACCGGCTTTCCGCGCCGGTTCTGGCCCAGTTCCACGATGCGAAGCTGAAACCCGAACGTGCCGTCGCATTCCAGTTCGCGCTGCTTCGTGACCCGCGCCATGCGCTGGGGGCCTTCGGCGCTAATTTCAATTTCCGTATCCGTGGCAGCGCGCAACAGGCTATGGCCGCGTGCGCCCTTCGCCTCGTCCTTCCCGCTATGATGAATCCACATCAGATGCGCCTTGATGGCCTGCTGGATGCGGGTGCCGTTCGTGACTAGCGCGCCCATGTCCTCCGGGCTGTTTTCGTTGCCCCCGGCGATGGCGCGGGAGAGCGTATCCACCACGATCAGACGCACCGGCACGCCCATGGCTTCAGCGGCGGCTTGGATGGCTTCAATCAGAGGGTCTGTGTCGCCTTCCGGGTCGAGCAGGTTTAACGCCACAGGCACCACGGCCAGCGGCACGTCGTGCGTGATGCCATGTTCCGCGCGCCATGCGGCGATACGGTTTGAAATGCCGAAAGCGCCTTCCATGGCGAGCCAGATCACGGCGCCATGCTCCACCTGGCGCCCGTTCCACGGGATGCCGGCGGCTACGTGGCAAGCGAGGTCGCCGCACCAGAACGTTTTGCCGCTATTAGACTGGCCATAAACAACCGACATGGCCGCATCAATCAAAAGACCCTCTACAAAGTCCTCAGCGTCAAGGCGCGGGGCGATGTCACGCCAATACAAGAACGGAATAATCGGGCGCGCGACGTGTGATGCGTCGATCCAGGGGTTGCGGCTCATACGGTTCAACGCCGCCTCCTGCGACCGTGCGCCGCATCCCATTCGCTGCGCAGGATCAACACGATTTCCTCCCAGGTCAGCACGTCGCCGTTGGCCTGCCCGGCGGCTTCCTCGATGGCTGCCTTGGTGGCGCCCGCTTGGATCAACGGCCGCACCGCCCACCGTATGGCCGTGGCGACGTTCTCCCGCAGGCGCCGCGTGGCCTCAGCCTGGTCCCGCATCGCCCAATGCAGCCGCGCTTGCAGCCCGCTCCGGTCCACGCCATCCGCCCGCCACGTCTTGATTGTCTCGGATGCGTCCGCGTCGGTCATCTGGCCAGTGGCGACGATATCGCCCAGGCGCTGCGCCGCGTGGTGGAGGTGGAGGGGGTCTAGGCGGTGTTTCACCCCCTCACCCTCTCCGCCATCCGCTCGTTATACCCTTCCAGCCAAGCATCGGACGGCGCTTCAAGCGCCACGCCCGTGAACGCCGCCCCGTCCTTCACCACCTCGCGAATGGTCCATCGCCGGGCGCTTCCCGTGTTGCCGATCGTCAGGCTCGACACCTCCTCGCCCATGGCCAGCGTCACCCGCTCGCCCTCCGTAGTGGTGGCGTGCATCTGGCCCTCGGCGGCTTTGTGCCAGGTTGCGAGGGTCCACCGTTCGCCGTGGATGGTGATTGTGCCGGCGCGGGGGTTAATTGAGAGGTGGAGGTGGATCATGACACCGCCTTCTCACGCCGACGCGGCGGGTAGTGGTTGCCGTTCTTGCTCCATCGCAGATGCGGCGGGTTCGGGAACCGATCGACTTCCTCTATTGTTTCCTCAACGCGCACGCGAACCACGCGGCAATCGCGCTTGCCCCGCCATGGCCCGACACGCTCCCGCAGGAATGCCCGCGCTTCGGCTTCGGTCGGGAACAGCGCATAGATGCCGACCGGATACATCTCATGCCGCGCAGGCCGGTTCCCGTCGAAATTCCCGAACAGCGTGCCGTTAGGCTTGTATTCCGACGGGGGAACCTTAATCGCCCAGCCGTAGCGCATGCCGGAAATCTTGAGGTTGCCGCTCATGTGCCGCAGCCCTTGCAAACAATCTGCGACCCCACCCGCTTCTGCGCCTTCCGCAGGTTTGTCCCACGCTCAACCTGCTGCGATTTGCAGTCGAGACACATCACCACCCAATGCGCGCCGTGGTTGCCTGTGCGCGCGTAGTCGATGACTTGGAGGTTGCCGATGGTTTGACCGGCCATTTCGATAAAGTCGGGGCTCATACATTTCCCCCGTTGACAGGGGTGAACGCGTTGCAAGGCGGCGCGGCCAGAACACCCCGCACAGGGAAGGGCAAAGCTTCAAACAGGCGGATATCCTGCCCGCGCTTGATATCCACGCGCACCACGTCATAGCCGGCATCCACGTAGGGTTGGGACCAGGCGCCGGAGTAGTCGCACAGGGATAGGATCGTCATCATGTGAAAACCCCCGATGCCCGCGCCTTAGCCAACTTCGCCAACCCCCGCGCCGTGGGTTTGGCGGCCCTCGCACGCGGCGGCTTGTTGTGGCCCTTGGTGGGCACGTCCAGCGCCGCATCGTGGTGCATCGCCGCCAGCCGCCAGCCGGGCGCCAACGGGATGCCGTGGCGCTCTAGGGCCTCGCCTAGCTGTTCGACGGAGCGGCACACGGCATAGCCGTGCTGCAACGCCTCCATGACGCGCTGCATGGCTACCTGTGCCTCGCTCTGCTTGTTGGCGCCGGCCTTCAACTCGGCCATGAGTGCGAAGCCCGGTGCCAGTATCAGCACGTCGGCCACGCCCTGCTTGACGCCTTGGCTCTGTAGGTGTTGCCACTGACGGGCGCGTTGTTCAGCCGTGCCGGCGTGTTTCCGGCCATGCTCGATGGCGGTGAACCAGCACGGATGGAGAAGGTGCGACGTGAGGAACATCCGGCAGCGGGAGCGCAGGCGGGATTCAAGTTGCATCAATCGGCAGCCTCAAAGAACAAATCCACCGCGCCCCGCTCGGCGGCGGCTAGATGGCCTGCCGCTTGGCGCCAGTATTCTAACTTCAATTCTGTGCCGACAAATCTCCGCCGCTTCCGCAGCGCCACCACGCCCTCGGAACCTATGCCCGAGAACGGGCTCCATACAACGTCGCCGGGGTTGCTCCACAATTCCACGCATCGTTCCGTCAGGTCCAGAGGCATCGGGCAGATGTGCTTTTCGTCCCCTGGCGCTCGAATAGCGTTCAAAACGTCAGTCTCGCGCGTGTGCATCCATACAGGCGATGCGGCTTCCTGCCACCAAGGCAGCGGGTAGTCTTCGCTGCGCTTCTCCACCGGCAGCACGGCGCCCGCGTCGTCTTCGGAGGCCCATTTGCGGAACACGACAAAATATTCGGGCAGGCCCTGCCGCGAGAATGACGAGTCCGCCCGCAGTTGCTTGTAAAGCAGCCCGTGCGCCTTGGTTTTCGTCATCTCGCGCACGGGGCAACGCCAGACGGTAATGCGTGAGTGGAACGTAAAGCCGGCTTCCTCATGCTCTCGTATCAGCATGCCGGGGAAATCGCGGAGGCCCGCCTTGCCGCGCTGGTTTTTGTAGAATACGAGATCCTTGCAATGCACGGCCACGATCCGGCCGGGCCGCATCACGCGGTACATTTCGCGAACAAGGAACCGGTAGTGTTCCAGAAACTCGGCGTCATCGGCGCAGTTGCCCATATCTGCCTCGCTGTCATTGTAGATATAAAGACCAGAAAACGGCGGTGAATATACGGCAAGGTCAACACTGTTGTCGGGCATCTGCCGCGCCACATCCACGCAGTCCGCGTGATAGAGTGCCCAATTGTCGCCATGTGCTTCGTCCAAGCAACGGACTACACGAGTGTTGTCAACCATGACGGCATTCTCCCGTTGTGTTTGGCGTCGTATGGAATTTTCAGTCGGCTTGCGTGAGCGCGAGCTCGCCGCATCGCTTCGCTCATCGCCCGTTTCATTTTGCGATGATCTTCCGACTTGCGGTCAATCACTCGCCCGATCTGATCCTCGCCCTCAGCAACGATTAGATGCACATCGACGGGGCGCGTCTGGCCAAAGCGCCAGCACCGCCGCACGGCCTGATACCAAGCCTCATAACTGAAGCTGCGGCCCACGAACGCCATCCGCGCCGCGTGCTGCCAGTTCATGCCCATGCCGCACACGGATGGCTTGGAAATCAAAACCCGCGTGGCGCCTTCTGAGAACGCCGCCAGCGCGGACTCCTTGCGGTCTGGCGTATGCGACCCCCGCACCTCAACGGCATCGGGGATGCGCTTCGCCAGCGCGTCCGCTTCATAGTCTGTGTCGCACCAGACAATCCACGGTTCTTCAGATTGCTCATGCACCAGCGCGGCTACGGCATCCGCCCGCGCGTCGGCTGTCTGCCGCTTCACGTCATGAATATTTGTTGCGCTAAGGTCGGAAAGAAACAAAGCGCCAGCCGGCGCGCGGATATCTCCGGCGGCCTTGTGTCGGATGGTCCGCAGTTCTGGTAGCACGAAACGCGAGCCGTCAAAACCAAGATCATCTGGCGTTTCCGCGCATCGCGCCCAACTCGCCATCCAGTCCCAAAACAATGCCTCCGCATGGCCCTTAATGCGGTAACGGCCCATTTGGGTTTGATCGGAAACAAACCAGCGGGCAAGCATTTCGTTGCTGGCCATGATGCCCAAAAATTCGGCGTGCTGGCCCAGCTCCATATGATCGTTCGGCGCCGGGGTTGCCGTCGATGCCAGTTTGAACCGGTGGCCGGCAAACGACGCGATCAACGCCCGCGTCGTGGCACCCGTGAAACTCTTAAGGATCGAGCTTTCGTCAAGCGATACCGCACCGAACTGCACCGTATCCAGCGCGCCGAGGCGGTCGTAATTGCATACATTGATGCCGTCACGCGCTTCGTCTTGGCTGCGGATCACGCGGACGTTGTAGTTCAGCGCCAGCCCCTCGCGCTCGATCTGCCGCGCCACGGCCAGCGGCGTCAGGAGCAACGCGCGCCCGTTCGTGGCGGCGGCGGCTTGCTGGCACCACTCCAATTGAATGCGCGTCTTGCCAAGGCCGGTGTCCAGAAACATCGCAGCCCGGCCCTGGCGCAGAGCGAAAGCCACGCACTCGGCCTGATAATCGAATAGGTGCGCCGGCATGGCGCCGGGCTCTATGCCCACGGCCTGCGGCTTAGGGGCTTTGCCGGCAAGGAACGCCGCGTAATCAGGATGCAGCATCAGTAGAAATTCCCCCGCCCCGGCGCTTCATCCGCAAACTCAAACCCCGCCGCCTTCATCTGCGCCCGCACCTCCGCCTCCATATCGACGCGGTAGACAATGCGCGGCGGGCTATCCATCGTTGGCTGGCCGATCACGCGCACGGGACGCGTGGCCGTGCGGCGTGTAGCGGCGTACGTGGCCTGCTTCAGTTCGTCGTCGGTCATGGGCCCACCCCAAAATGAAACCGCCCCATCTTCTTCTTCGCGCGCTGTATCCAGTTGCCGTCATCCCCCGCCATCGCCACCGCATGCGCCCGGATCACCTCCCGCCCCTCGCCCATGTCGGCGGTCGTGGCGTGAACGGCGGCGGCGGGGCAGCGCGTGATTTGCCCGCCGGCTGCGAGGAAGTCGGAAACGCTTTGAGCGCGGAACGCCGGCTTGACGACAACTGGCCGCACGTAGGTGGAGGCGGGCGGCTTGGCGCGGCGCAGGTCGAAATGGCGCACGATCTTGCCGACGGTCTCGCGGTTGATCTGATTCTGCCGGCCGATGCGTTCCATCGACTGGCCCGCCAGCAACGCCGCCGCGATGATGGGCCGCAGTCTCTCCCATCGCTCCAGCCGGCGCCGTTCCACCGCCTCCAGCCCAATAGCCGGCGGGCGGGGCGGCAGTTTGATGCGATGCGCGCGGCCGATTACCGCGTTGGTCGTCACGCCCAGCCGCCGGCCAATTTCTGCGGTAGGCAACCCCTCCGCCCACAACGCGGTAAGCTGCGAATCCTTCCCCGGCCAGTCGCTCATCGCACCCCCTTAAGCGCGGCCAGTTCCAAGGCCGTCAGTTTCAACCCGTAAACAACCGACGCGACGCTAATGCCGCGCTGGATCAGCATGCGGGCGCGAACCAGACGTTCGGTTTCCCGCAGTCCCGGCGGCTCCGGCTCTACCGGGTTCGCCAGTTCTTCCTGCAAAGCCTCGATGCGGTGGCGCTGCTGTGCCCGCGCCTCCTGCACCAGCGCGCGCTGTGCGGCTGCACGGCGCTTGCCATCGAGAACCAAAGGCCGTTTGCCGAGGTTCAGCGCGTTCGCCTTGGCGCGGATGGCAACTAACGTGCGGGCCAAGCGGCCCGGCAGGTCCATATTCTGGATCGCGGAATCAATCCACGCCCGCCGCAGCGCATCCACGTCCTCCGCCGTCCACGCCCGTTCTTCGAGGCGTTTCGCGATGGCCTGGCGCTTCGCCGCGCGCCGCGCCGCCTGTGCGATGCGCAGGTCGCGGATCACGCACCCGCAGTTCGCCGCCTCGCCGATCCGCGCGACGTGCCGCGCCTTGCGCTGCACCGTGACGCCGCAGTCGCATTGCCAGACGTATTCCGCCTCGCCATGCACAGGGCCGACGCAGCGCAGCGCCAACATCTTGCCGTAGCGGTCGCCTGTGCGGTTTCTGGCAGGCGTGCGCGCCCCCTCAAAAAGCACCCCCGGCGCGCACGAAGCGGCCGGGAACGAGTTTGAGGAAAAGTGCGGGGGATGGAACACGGGCCTGCCCCCCGCCGCAGGCTCAACCGGGGGGAGAAGCCCGCCCGTGCCCAACTCTCCACCAACGCGCGGGAACTGCCCCCGGCCCGCGCTGGTGGCAACCACACCCGCAGGCGTGCCCGCGCCCGCGATATCAGCGGAGTGGTTGGAACTCATGGCGCCCTCACCGTCACCAAATCGCGGACCTTGACGGCGCCGCTTGTGATTTCCTCAATTTTGACCGCCGTATGAAGCGGCGGCGTCCTGCGACCTGTCACCCAGCCGTGCGCCGTTGAAATTGGCACGCCCACATCGGCCGCGAATTGCGTCAGCCGGATACGGTGCCTGAACAGATATC